GAATCACAGGACCACTGAGTACGCTGAGCACAGCAAAATTCTTTTAAGTCGTTGATTTATATAGATAAACAATATTTTTATGCCATTTTTTCGCGCATCTTAACGTCCAATTACGCTTCAAAAATAGTCAACTCAATGTCTGAGTCGCCTATATTAGACGGGCACTTGGTGCCAAAAGCATCGCTTTAATCATAGCGAGTTTGAACATTCGGACGTAGAGTTTGGGCACTGAAATCGAAAACCCAAAGGAAAACCAATGTCCGCTGCATCAACCGCCAAAAAGATATCCAAGGGCCAAGAGAAGGCCAAAGCGCTGCGCGACAGCTGCTGGCCAGACCTGGACGACGACAAGCTCTGGAACCGAAAACTGGTCAAGGGCTTCACCACCATCCCCCGCACGATGCCCTTGATCATTAACATCATCGACTCGCTGACCAAGAACAAACCGGCAGGCATGGTCTATTTCGTCTTGTGGTGCCGCACCTTTGACGAATCACTGCTGGCCATCGACAACCCGATGACCCTGGCGTTTGAGTCCGGGTTTACCGGCGAGAGGGCACTCAGCACGTGGAAAGACCGCATGCGCTCCTTGGTTGAGCTGGGCTTCATTGATGCCAAGGAAGGCCCCACAGGGGCGCACCACTACGTGTTGCTCTTCAACCCACACAAGGTGGTTTGGGATCTGAAGGGCCGTATCCAGGAAGGCCTCTTTAGGGAACTGCAGACACGTGCCATCGCCATTGGTGCAAGCGACATGGAACCCGCAAAGCCCGCCGAAGACAGCAAACCAACATAACCGTAGCGCCACCACAGGCAAATAAATGAAAAGAGACAAATATGAAAAAAACATGGGAAAACGACAGTTGTGAAGCGGTCCAGTCCTACTTCACGGTGTACCGCGTGCCGGTTGCTGCAGCTTTGTGGTGTGGCATCGAGCCCGCAGAAGTGGAAGAACACCTTGCGCTTTCCACGGAAGTCGCAAGGGGCGTTCTGAAGCACCCTTACATCAACTGTCTGGAGCCGAGGTGCCGGGCGATTCACGACGCGATCGTGACCGGGCTTCTGCCGTGCAGCAGGGAAAACGGGAAAGTCGTGCCGAAAGAAGAGCACGTTGCCGCCGAGCGACGTCACATTTCACGGCAACACCTCAAGGACTGGATTGCGGCGCAGTTCCCGTCTGACAAGCCTGCATTTTTGTTTGACGACATCGAGCGCAACACCCATACAGCCATCAATAAAGATGCCTACCAAGCATTGCAAGCTGAGCGTGATGGTTTGCGGGCGCGACTTGAAAAAGCTGCAGATGAGTACCGTAAGTTAAGAAGCGAGCGGGACGAGTTGGTCCTTGAAAAAGCAAAACTCACTGACAAGACTAAGCCTGCCAAAGACCTTGGGCTTAGAGCCGAGACCACCTACCTGAACATCATTGGCGGATTGGTGGCCTTATTTCTGATGAAGGCCCCATCAGGAAATCCACATTCTGTTTTCCGGAGTCAATCTGCCTTGATCGATCAGTTGCTGGCCAATTTCAAGAAACCCGGCATTACACAGCGGACGCTAGAAGAAAAATTTGCAGCTGCCAAAAAGAGCCTTGACCAGTAATCCAAATACATAACCTGCTACCGCAGTTGCGGTCGCGGTTCCCGCAGTTGCGGTGCTTTCATGAAGTAACCCCGGTCCAATGGCTTCATGTACTCGAAAACGAAAAAGGAAATGACATGTTGCCAAGCGATGACGGACAAAAAAATACTTCAAGCGCGACCGTTGTGCGCAATCCCCGCTTCACCCGTGACGCGGCCAACGACCCGTACTTTCGCGCTGCTATCAACGCAGCCAAGACCCGCACATACAGGGCTGCGGTTTCTGCCCAGCTGAGCACCTCGGAGCGGGAAGACCTGTATCAGGACATATTGCTTGACCTGCTGGAGCGTGAGTCTCAATTTAATCCTGAGAAGGGCAGCCCCGGAACGTTTACCGGTTTTGTGTCCGAGCACCGTACCGCCGAATTTCTCAAAGCGCGCAAGACAGACAGAGAGCGCCTGACCTTTGCCTCGGGTGAAGACGTCGACACGCTGGAGATCGTCAACATAAGCCGAGCACAACAAGGTATGGACCAGACGCAGGACGCGGCCAATGACGACGATGCCGTGCCGATCGGTTCAAGCGAAGCCCATTACAGATCTCAATGGTTTGATGGTGACGACGATCTCTTTTCAAACTCCAACACTCTCCACGACCTGGAGACAGCGATGGCGCACAACATGCTCAAGGTTTTGCGCATCCGTTCCGTTTAACCATGGCGCTGCAAATACATCTTGAATCAGAGCAAGATCAGCTTGGCTGATTGGCTCCATATCCAGGTGTGGAGCCCAGCCAGCGTTGATAGCAACGCCTTGAGGATCAATCTCAACAAACTGAATACGTCTTGACACCACTTGATCGGGTTTAGCGCCTTCTTTGACTGAGTGATCAATGATGAACATCACTTTGGGCATCAGACCCATGTCACTTGGATCTACCAGGACTGCGCCTTGCTTCAGCTTGTTTCGGTGTTGTTCTAAAACGAGGTCAGTCACCGATTGCATCAGTGGGTGTCCAGGATGAATCAGGCTTGCCATGGGCGTGCCTACCCGTTCAATCAGGCGGACAAATTGTTTTTCAAAACACACACGCTCATATCGTCGAAGGACTGGATCGGCGTTACGGCGATCTCTGCCTGTGATTTGTCTATCGCGCTCGCGAATATTGGCCGGGACGTGAGTGATTTCATACCGCCCCTGTTCGCGAGGGCGAAGCTCGCCCCCAATCTTGACAAAGGCTTGATTGAAGAACGAGCGGATGAAATATGGTTGAAGTTTGCGAGCTTCAGCTTTTTCCATCTCTTCTTTTACAGCAAACAGGCGTTCGCGCTCATCACCTCTTCGCACAGAGCGTTTCGTTTGATGATGTTCTCAAGGTGCGTGGTGTCCAGAGCCCCTTCAATCTTTTTCAATAAACGCGAACGTACCTCAGGGTCCTCGCCGTAGCGAATCGCTTCAATTAATAGATCTTTCAAACTCTTGTCTTCAAAGACCTCACCAAGAATGTCAAAGACGCGACCACCCAGTGCTTCGCGCTCAACTTCGAGTTTTTCAAAGAGACGCTGGAATACGTCGCCTTCCCGTGTTTCGGAGGCCACCATGTTCCAAAGGTGGCAAACTTCAGTTTGTCCAATTCGGTGGATACCGAGCACTTTACAAAGCCCGCATCTTCAACATCCACGCGGCGTTGAACGAGGACGAGAACAACGTGCTGGTCACGCTGCTGGCCTCTGAGGGCTTGGACGATGGCTAAGTACGAGAGCGTTCAGATTGATGGCCTTGACGCTTTGGCCAGAGCATTGAAAGAGTTGCCTGACCGGGTTGAAAAAAATGGACTGCGTGCAGCGGTCTATGCCGGGGCCAAAGTGATTCGGGATGAAGCCAAGTTGCAAGCCCCTGTTGCCACGGGCGATCTGGGACCCAACCAGCCACCGCCCGGCACTTTAAAGCGTTCGGTGATTTTGAAACAGATCCCTGAGTTATCGAACAAGAACAAACAGACCTTCTTTGTGACGGTTCGCCATGGCAAGAAGTACCGTAAGCAAGGCAAGAAGGGCAACCTCTCGCAAGACGCTTGGTACTGGCGCTTTGTAGAGTTCGGGACCGTAAAGATGTCCGCGCGCCCGTTTCTGCGGCCTGCTTTTGACATGAAGAAAAACGATGCGCTAACGGCCATCAAGACACGGCTTGCCGAGCGCATCGAGCAGGCCGCACGTGAATTGAAAAAGTAGTTCAAAAAATGATTCAGCAAGACCTTTTCGCGGCTCTCGCAGGTGTGGCCGGGGGAAGGGTGTTTCCGAACGTTGCGCCCAACAACGTGTCAAAGCCCTACGTGGTCTATGCCCGCGTATCCAGCGCACCAGAAAACACCCTTGCCGACGGCGCACCCATTGAAAAAACCCGCCTGCAGGTGGACTGCTTTGACACCACCTACGCCGCTGCCGTTGCCTTAGCCGAAACAGTCAAAGCGGCCATGAAAAGCAGCGCCATCACCCACGTTTTGCTCCTCGAGCAAGACCAATTCGAGCCCGAGGCATTGCTGCACCGGGTGATTTTGGATTTTTCG